AGCTGGTCGATGAACTCAAGGAGATCGTGACCTATGCGGATTGAGCGAATTGAAGATGACTGGTTCGTCGCACCGCGCAAGATAACCCACCGGCACCCAACTGAGAAAGGAAAAGCAATGATCATAAAAATTAACCACCGTGAGTTCTCTGACATTCATTTCGCGAACTATGCGCATGATGAAGTGGCCCACCGTTTGTTCTGGCAAGTCATGCGAGAGGTTTGCATGCGCCGCCAACCTGCTTATGCGGATGTTGGTTCTGTCCCCAGCTTTGTTCACTATGCCGAGCGCACTGACGTTTTGGATGGAGTGTGAGATGCGATACGATTATGCCAGAGGTTACAAGAATCGTGATGCGGCGCAAGATGCGCTTTGGGAAATGATGAGCGACGGCGAGATCAGCGAGGGTGAACACCCACGGATCGAGAAGCGCGGTAAAAATTATTACGTCATAACCTTGGAGGATTAAATGCAGATCGTTTGTGAATGTATGGATTGTTCGGGTTATGGGGTGGTGTCGGATCGCCACCCTAATGACCCCAGTGCACGGGATTTGGCCTGTCCGTATTGTGACGGCAGCGGCGAGATAATTTACGAGGAGTCTTATGACAGCGAGGAGGAGGCTCGTGCTGATTACCCAACTGCGATGAGGATCATTCATGACGCCAATGCGTAAAGATGGCGTTGTGCAGATGATGAGTCGTGACGAGATGAAGGCCATGCGTAAAAAGTTTTTGGCGGCTGGTCACGATGTCAAATTCAGCGAGATCAAAAAGAGTTTTGAGGCGGACGTTGGTGCTGAGATTTATGTCAATGATGTTTATCACGCCATCAAGAAAGACGCCCATGCGGCGCAGATGGTTCTGAATGACAGTGCTCCTCCGGCTTGGTACCTCTCGATCCGTCGGCATGATCGTGAACCGATATGCTCATGGCGAGATCTGCAGGAGATCAAGAACCAGATCGTCGGGCCAGACAACGACGCCTTCATGCTTTATCCTTCTGAGCAGCGAGTTGTGGATACGGCCAATCAGTATCATCTGTTCGTGCTCAAGGAGGTTGGTGTGCTGATACCTTATGGCTTCAACTCTGGTAGGGTTGTTCATGATGTGGCTCCAGAAGGTGCTCGTCAAACGCCTCGTTGACTTTGATCGGATGTTGGTTAATAATTATTGTGCAATCTGTTCACGATTGTATCCTCCCTGAACTTGACCCCTCTTCGGAGGGGTTTCTTTTTGCCCAGAAACGAGAGATAATGTGTGACAGTTATTTTCAGTTGACCACTGCAATACGGTTGTAAAATGGCGGAAAAAGTGAAGAAGAGCTCCAAGAATGAAGTTTCTGCGGAGGCAGAAACAAAAACCATTGTCAAGAGGCCTGTGAACAATGGCCCTCCGTTCAATCCCGATGCAGATTACCGTTTGAAAGACGACCCGGAGGGTTGGGATGGTCGGTTCAAATCAGTTGAGCCGATGAAGCACCAGAAGCCCGCGCGCAAAGGTCGGTACAAGTGGAACCATCCAGCCACGATCAATTGGATCATGGGCCAAGCAGACCCCGTCGGATTCCTCGCAGCGGTAATGCAGGGCAAAGAGATATTCCCGGTTTACACCAAAGACAGCGAAGGTCTTGCCACGCCAGCCGGGAAAATTTCCGCAGACCCAGAGTTGCGCGTCATGGCGGCGAAAACTTTGCTTGGGAAGTGTGTGCCTGATCTGAAGGCTGTGGAAGTGCACGCTCAGATTGAAGAGAAAAAAGTTCTGGACATAAGTAGGCTGACAAATGACGACCTCAACGCAATTGAACGAGTTCTTGAGCACGCTGTCATTGACGCAAGTCCGATCAGAGAAGATGAAGAGGTCTCTGAAGGAGTTTACCAAGAACTGCTGGCCGACAATTGAGCCGGGAAGAGACTTTTACGACAACTGGCATATTGATGCCATCAGCGAGCATCTGCAGGCAGTTGTTGAAGGCGACATTCGCCGACTTATAATCAACATCCCTCCCCGGCACATGAAGTCTTTGTCGGTGGCGGTGGCTTTGCCTGCGTGGACTTGGACCATCCAGCCACAGAAGCGATTCCTGTTCGCATCTTATGCCTCCTCGCTTTCCATACGAGACTCGGTAAAATGTCGGCGGCTGATTGACAGCCCTTGGTATCAGGAACACTTTGGTGACTCTTTCAAGCTGACCGGCGACCAGAACCAGAAGCAGAGGTTTGAGAACGACAAGACTGGCCATAGGATCGCGACTTCTGTTGATGGTGCGTTGACTGGTGAAGGTGGCGACATCATTGTCATTGACGACCCGCACAACGTCCGTGAGGCTGAGTCGGCGGCTGTTCGTGAGAGTGTTCTTGAGTGGTGGGACCAAGCCATGCAGTCTCGCCTCAATGACCCGAAGACTGGTGCGTTCGTGATCATCATGCAGCGAGTCCACGAGAACGACCTCACTGGCCACATCCTCGCTAACCAGTTTGAGGACTGGGACCACCTTTGCCTTCCTGCTCGTTACGAGATCGGACATCCGACTCCAACAATTTCCTCTCTCGGTTTCACCGACCCACGCACAGAGGAAGGTGAGTTGCTCTGGCCACAGCGCATTGACGACAGGACACTCAGCAATCTTGAAAGCTCTCTTGGCAGTTATGCTGCGGCTGGTCAGCTTCAGCAGAGGCCAATGCCGAAGGGTGGCGGAATCTTGAAGGCTGAGTGGTGGGTGCCTTGGGAGCACGATACGCTTCCGGATGTTGAGTATGTTTTGCAGTCTTGGGACACTGCGTTCTCAACCAAAGAGAAAACCTCTTACTCTGCACGCACAACGTGGGGTGTCTTCCGGCGCAATGGGCAAATCAACGCGATCGTTCTTGATATGTGGTATGACCGTGTCACTTACCCAGAGCTCCGCCGGATAGCTCAAGAGTCTTACGAAGATTATGAACCAGACGCAGTGCTCATTGAGAAGAAGGCTTCTGGCCAAAGTTTGCTTCAGGATTTGCGCATGGCTGGCATCCCAGTTCTTGAGTATTCGCCAGATCGAGACAAAGAAGCACGTGCCCATGCAAGCTCCGCTCTTTTAGAAGATGGAAGAATTTGGTTTCCTTCTGACAAAAAGTGGGCTAAAAATTTAATTGACATTTGTGCAGCATTCCCCGCTGGGGACAACGACGACATTGTTGACACCTGCACACAGGCTTGGTTGCGTTTGAGGAAGGGTTGGTTCGTCACCCACTCTACTGATTATGAAGATGAGTATGAAGAACCAAAACAAAAGGTAGCGATGTATGGCTAGAATGCCGATCCCTTTTGCAGAAGGTGCTCCGCCAGACAACCTAATGGTTGAAGAGTTCGGAGATGATGAAGTTCTTATCGGAGATCCATCCGTTGATGAGATTCCCGAGGTTGATACTCAATTCGACGCTAACATTGCTGAAGACATCTCGGAAAGCGAGCTGGCTGCAAAGGCTGACTCGCTTATTTCACTTTACGAATCTGATCGCGAAGCTCGCTCCGAGTGGGAGCAGCGTTACAAAGATGGCCTCAAGACGCTTGATCCTGATGGTGGCCTTCAGGAAGGTGAAGACGAGCGAGCCAGCCGTGGCCTGAGCATCGTTGTTCACCCGCTCATCGCCGAAGCAGCGACCCAGTTCAATGCGCGAGCTGTCGCAGAGCTTTACCCCTCCGGTGGACCGGTCAAAACTGTCATCGTCGGTGAACCCAACGAGGAAACTGAGGAGCAGGCACGGCGCGTCCGTGACTTCATGAATTACCAGATCGTTGAGGAGATGCCTGAGTATTTCCCGGATCTGGACCAGATGCTCTTCACGCTGCCCCTCGTTGGTCAGGCTTTCAAGAAAGTCTGGTGGGATCCGAATCTTGAGCGCCAGTGCGCCCAGTTCGTTAAGGCTGAAGACTTCGTTGTTTCGCCAGAAAGCAAAGACCTTTACACCTCTTTGCGCTACACTCAGGTCATCCGCCTCCCGAAAAATGATTTCAATCGCTATGTAGAAGCAGGCTGGTACATGCCTGTTGAATATATGGGCGATGGCCTTGATCCCAGCGGCGACACCACATCAGACATTGAGGGTGTTAATCCCAATGCTGAGTCGGCGACCGACGAGATCATGACTCTGTTGGAGATGCACGTTTACGAGAGCTTCTCCGAAATTGATGCCGACGACGAGAACACAGTTGATCTTCCTTATGTCGTGACGATCGACTACGACTCTCAGCAGATTGTCAGCGTCCGACGCAACTGGCGCGAGAACGACAGCAAGAAGATCCGGCGCAACTGGTTCGTGAGCTACAAGTTCCTCCCCGGTGTTGGGTTCTATGGCTTTGGCCTTTACCACA